ATCGATAACGCCATTTATAAAGCACTCAAACAAAAGAAAAAATTCAATGAAACCGCATACTTTAAGAAATTCTAGTGGGCAGGAATTACAGTCACTGGTATGGAGGAGAGAAGAATATAAACGGAATCATAAAGGTTCACGTTTACATCTTCTCTCTTTTTTATTTTTGGAGGTTTTTTATGCTTGAAAACAGATTCAAGACAAAACTTATCGCCGAAATAAAAAAGCGATTTCCAGGTTCGTTTGTGTTCCACCTAGATCCCACTGAATTACAGGGAGCTCCCGATTTACTTGTTTTGTATAAAGACAAGTGGGCTGCTCTTGAGGGAAAGAGATGTGAATCGGCATCGGTTAGACCAAATCAAAAGTACTACGTTGATTTGTTTAACCACATGTCGTTCGCAAGAATTATATTTCCCGAGAATGCAGAGGAGGTACTAAATGAGATGGAACGATCATTCGAGATATGAGGGGCAACACGCGTTGTTCCCAGCATCTCGCCCGTCATGGCTTAACTATGACGAAGAGCATCTATTCAACTATTGCGAGTTGATAAAGGCTAAAGAGCGCGGCACAAGACTACACAAGTTTGCACAGGATTGTATCGAGCTAGGACAGTCGCTCCCTAAGAAGCCGCCTACAACATTGTCGCTTTATGTGAACGACGCTCTCCATTATGACATGAAAGCAGAAAAGGTATTGTTCTATTCAAAGTATTTCTTTGGAACAACAGATTCCATTTGCTTTGACGGCAACATACTCAGAATCCATGACCTTAAAACTGGAGGACTTCCTGGAAAGATAGAACAGCTAATGATATATGACGCTTTGTTCTGTCTTGAGTATCAAATAGATCCTCATGATATAGAGCACAGACTGAGGATATATCAGTTTGATGATTTTACAGAAACAATTCCTGAGGATGATCGCATAGAGGCAATCATGACTCAGATTGTGCGTTTTAACGAGCTGTTGTTAATTCAGGAGGAAGAAGGCAATGAATGACCTGTACTTGGGAACGCCAGATAACGAATTATATTTGGCGCATGTCGGCAGATCTAAAGAAGACGGGGCTCCTGGTCCTGGTTCTGGACGTTATCCGCTTGGATCGGGAAAGAATCCAAGCCAGCATCAGCCTCACAAACCTTGGAGTTATGAGGAGACTCAGAAGCTTCGCGCACAAGGTCTTACTGACAAAGAGATTTCCGAGTTTTTCGGAATTTCTCAGTCTGACTTTAGAAGAAAGCAGAGCGTGGCTAAGAACGAGAAGATAGCATCAGATCGTGCCCTTGTCATGAGACTTAGATACGACAGACAGATGTCATTCCGCGCTATTGAAGAGAAAACCGGTATTCCTGCTTCGCAGGCCAGAGCTCTTCTTAAAGATAGCGTAGAGAAGAAGCTGGCTGCTGATCGTCAGACAATGCAGATTCTTAGAGATCAGATCGAGACAAAGGGTCACATTGATGTCGGCTCTGGCGTCGAACAGTATCTTGGCGTATCTGACACCAAACTCAAGCAGATGGTTAAGAACCTTCAAGATGAGGGTTATGTTCTTAGCCATCCTAAGGTGACTCAGGCAGGTACAGGTTATGAAACATCTCTTTTGGTGTTGTCTAAGAAGGATACACCGAAAGGTTATATTTACGGGCATCTTAACGAGATTCAGACTATCGATGACTTATGCATAGTCGGAGATGGTGAGAAGAAGAGAGTTAAAGAGATGCATACTCCGGTCAGTTTATCATCCGATAGGCTGGCCGTTGTTTATGCAGAAGAAGGTGGTACCAATAAAGACGGTCTTATTGAGCTTAGAAGAGGTGTAAAGGATATTTCTCTTGGCGATAACAACTATGCTCAGGTTCGTATAGCTGTCGACGGTACTCACTATCTTAAAGGAATGGCTGTCTATGCTGATGACCTTCCTCCGGGAGTTGACGTTCGCTTCAATACAAATAAGCACGTAGGAACGCCGATTATGTCAGACGACCCGAAAGGTAAATGCGTTCTTAAGCCTCTTAAGAACGCCGAAGGAGTAAACGTCTTTGGAGCAACAATTAAGAGACAGAATGACTGGGTTGATGAAGACGGTAAAGAACATCAGGGTCTTATCAACATCGTTAAAGAGACAGGAGATTGGGCTAAGCAGCAGAAGACGCTTGCTTCTCAGATGCTTGGTAAACAGTCACCTGATTTAGCTAAGCGTCAGCTCGGCATTGACTCTGACTGGAGAAAGCAACAGCTAGATGATATTTTAGCTCTTACCAACCCTGCAGTTAAGCAGAAGATGCTGCAGTCATTTGCTGATGAATGCGACGCTGCAGCCGTGCATCTTAAGGGCGCTGCTATGCCTAGGCAGGCATGGAATGTTATATTACCAATGAAAACCCTTAAGGATAACGAAATCTACGCACCACAATTCAAAGATGGTGAAACCGTAGTTTGTATTCGCTATCCTCATGAAGGGCGTTATCAGATTCCTCAGCTTACAGTGAACAACCGTAACGCTGAAGGAAAGCGCATAATCACGCCTGGAGCTAGTGATGCGGTTGGTATAAATGCTAAGGTTGCTGAGCGTTTGTCGGGAGCAGACTTCGATGGAGACACAGTTCTTGTAATACCGAACAACGCTAAGCCTAATGGTAAACGTGATATTCGTATCGATCCTCCTTTGGAAGGGCTTAAGGACTTTGATGCGAAAGAGCGTTATCCCTATTACGAGGGAATGAAAGTAATGACAGTTGCACAGCGTAACAAAGAAATGGGCGTTGTGTCTAACCTCATTACCGATATGACTATTCAAGGAGCTACTCCAGACGAGCTTGCTAGAGCAACGAGACATAGTCAGTGCGTTATCGATGCTGAAAAGCATAAGCTCGATTGGCGACGCTCCGAGAAAGAAAATGATATTGCCGGACTCAAAGCTAAGTATCAGCCTAAAGATCCAGTTACTGGCGAAGGCGGCGCCCAAACCCTTCTCTCTAGGGCAAAGAACCCTGTTTACGTGAAGAAGAGAGTGGTTAACCAGGAGTATAAGATTGATCCTGAGACTGGTAAGAAGATTTGGAATTACGACAAACCTGTTCCAGTGTACGATGTATCAATCGATCCGGTTACCGGTGAGAAGAAGTTCACCAAGAAAGAAGGAGAAGTTAGATATAGAACTCAGAAGTCATATCAGATGGCAGAGCACGAAGATGCTAGAGATCTTATATCTGACAGAAACACAAAGATTGAGCAGGTTTACGCCGAATATGCCAATACATGTAAAGACCTTGCTAATAAAGCTCGTTATGAGCTGGCTCACACTGAGAACGGCAAGTATAACCGAGAAGCGGCTAAACAGTATGCAAACGAGGTTAACAGTCTTAAGTCTAAACTCAACACGGCTCTCAAGAACGCTCCTCGAGAGAGACAAGCTCAGATCATAGCCAATGCTGAGGTGCAGTCTAAGATAGATGCGGCTAAAAGCGTAGGCGAAGAACCTACCAAATCTGACATCAGAAAGTGGACAGCTAAAGCTATCGAGCCGGCAAGAGAGCAGGTTGGAGCCAAGAAGAACAGAGTTACGTTCACCGACAAAGAATGGGAAGCCATACAAAAAGGTGCTATTCCTCATACTCAGCTTCTTAAACTCCTTGCTAATGCAGACGAGGAAGACTACAAGGCTAGGGCTACGCCGAAAGAACGTAAGGTCTTAACGTCGGCTAAGATAAGCAAGGCCAAATCACTTGCTAAGGCAGGGTATACTCTAGAAGAGATAAGTGAGTATCTAGGTGTATCAGCATCAGCAATCGGAAAAGAGATAGGGGGTGTGTCATGAAGATGACAGAGTACTGGGTTACCACTACTGATAACCCCTTTGATCCATTTACCGAGTATGATGACTGGCTGAGGTTCGATAGACAACATGGGTACTTCACATCAGAATACGTGGCACGCGATAAAGAAGTTGCCACTCTTCCTTCTGATGCTCCGCCAGCAATGCTACAGCGCGCATTAGAGAATGCTATTGATATGATCTGTTGGTTCGACCTCACCTGTGTAGAGGGGGTACACTATAAAAAGGTATCCCGGGTGGTAGAGATCGATACCGTTTCAGATTAAAGATATACCCACATTATTCTTCCTTCTTGATGGGGGCGTTGGTTGTAAAAGACTGGCGCCTCTATTTCTTTTTTTATGATAAGGGCGTATCTAAAACAACATTACGGGTGCTAAATAACCGCCCCCATGCAAGATTAATTTGATACGCCATCAAAAAAAACACCTACCCCCCTTTCTACGGAAAAAGGACTCGTTCTGATACTAAGAATACCCTCTTCAAGAAAGGTCTTTTTAAAAAAACTCTATATAAAAAGGCCTCTATATGGGGCGCTCTATTTTAAACCCCCTTTCTAGTAAAAGGTGTCCTATTTAAGGGCTCTATATGATGCTTTATTATAGAGCTAATCATTATCTGTTAATAGTTTATTAGTATTGCATTGTGTTAGTGTCTATTGTAAGCTTTAT